AAGAAATAAATTAATTAATCTCAACTAATAGATTATGTTTAGTAGTCTGAAGAGTGACGATCAACAGATGTTCCTTTACTGCTGCCTGGCTCAGTCAAACAAAATTGTAGCAGCGTCTAACTGCACTAAGAGTACAGCCCGCTCATATTTTAAATCGTATTTCATATGGAAAATGTATTACGCGAACTATCCCGTATGGGACTAAGCAAAGATGCTTTGATAAAAGTTTCCCTATTACTAGACAGGACTGTTTCCGGAAATGATAAAGTTCTACTATCCCCAATAGCTGACCAATTGGGTCCGAATAGAATTCTCGAAGGTTGGGATTCTATCTTTAAAGCAAAAGAGTCGAAACTAAATGAAGTATTGCTGGATTTAGAGATGAATAATCGTTCTAAATATGGACCTAGGTCAATTGCAATACCTTGGTCGGAACGTAGTGATAGTGTTTATGACTCTTTTAAATTAGAGAACTCTGATATCATGAGAATCGAACATAAACCTAAAGCTAATCATAGGTTACGACCTATCTCAGAAGTTAATGCTAAGAGTTACATTAAGAGATCTACCAGTGCTGGTCTTCCTTATATGGTTAAGAAAGGTTCAGTCCTAGACTCTGGTGTTAAACTTGATCAAACAAATAAATGGCCTGCGGTTTTATTTACTAGAACCCAAGAAAATAAGAAAACACGTACTGTATGGGGTATTAATCTCGACGATGTCCTTGAGGAGATGTGTTTCTATAGACCTATTCTTGATCTACAAAAGTTATTACCGTGGAGAGCAGCTCTGAGAAAAGCCGATGATATTGATGAGGCTATTACAAATCTAATTCGATATGCTACATTACATAATTTAAAATTGGTCAGCATCGATTTTAGTAATTATGATAATTCCGTGAAGGTAAGTGGACATAAATGGGTATTCGATGTATACTTTGGTTCACTATTTCAAAAGCAGTATTCTGGTAAGTTGTCTTTGCTTCAAGACAGATTTACAAACGTACCATTACTTACTCCCGCTTCCATCCTCTCTGGGAGCCATGGAATTCCATCAGGTTCAGCTTTTACTAATGAAGTTGGTTCTGTTTGGCAACATTTTGTAGCTCAAGATTTCGACCCCTCTGAAATAAAGTTTGATCAACAACAAGGTGATGACGGTGCTTATGCCACAAGCAAACCTGAAGAGCTTAAAGATCACTTTAGGAGATACGGAGTTGAGGTGAACGATGACAAGTCCTATATTGCGAATGATTACATCATCTATTTGCAAAATCTTTATCACCAAGATTATGTCACAAAGGACAAAGAAAATCAAGATATCATTAGGGGCATTTATCCTACGTATCGAGCACTACTTAGGATTGTTTATCTTGAGCGATTTAATGATATATCTAAGGAGGAAAATCTTAATGGAAAGGACTACTTTGCTATTAGAACTCTATCCATTTTAGAGAATTGTAAGTATCATCCTCTGTTTGAAGATTTCGTATTCTATGTTATGAGTCTGGACAAGTACTCATTGAATGCAAGCGACTCAGGCATTGACGCGTATGTGAGATATCGCGAAAAGTTAGAGGGTAAAGACGTGAGATTTACAGAATATAAGAGAGGTGACTCATTATCAATTAAAGATTTTGAATCTTATAAGCTAGTTAAGAGTAAACAAAGCGTATAATCGACTCGCAGTTGTATTG